ACTATTCATCTATGGTTAACTTTGCACGATGTAAGTGTTTAGGTGCTAATGTATTGCGTGGACCTAAACAGATTCCATGGGATGGTAAGTTAGCATATGACTATCAGTTATGGATTGATAGTGACATTGTGTTTAACACAGAAAAGTTTTGGCAGTTGTGTGATATGGCACTTGCAGAGGACGGAACTGAAAGAGAGATTGTTGGTGGATGGTATGCAACAGAAGATGGAGTTACCACATCAGTAGCACATTGGTTAGAGGAAGAAGAGTTCCGTACTAATGGTGGAGTCATGAACCATGAGACAGTGGAATCAATCAGTAAGAGGCGTAAGCCCTTTACTGTAGACTACACAGGTTTTGGATGGGTGCTCATTAAGAAGGGAGTATTTGAGAATCTTGAATACCCATGGTTTGCACCAAAGATGCAAGTCTTTGAGAGTGGTAATGTACAAGACATGTGTGGCGAAGATGTGTCGTTCTGTTTAGATGCAAAAGAAGAAGGATTTGAGATCTGGTGCGATCCACGTATCAGAGTTGGTCACGAAAAAACTCGCGTTATTTAAGAGGTAAGTTATGGCAGTTCGGAAATCATTATCAGGTACAGAGTTTGTGGAGTCACATCCCAAGAACACTCGTCAAGGGAACGGTAAGCATACAAAGTACGCCGCGTCGTCTCGTAATGGAGCAAAGAAGCGTTATCGTGGACAAGGCAAATAAGTAAATATATACATCAGTTATTAACTTTTGTATGCCTTGTTTGATTGCGAACCTCCCCTCATATGAGGTATGGGTAAGAAAAGAATATCTCACAGACCATCAATCAGGTCATGGTGAATTTGTAAAGGGCGTCTGGGTATCGGTTAAGTCGATACCTGGGCGTGCTTTTTATTTTGAGACATATTTACCTGAGTATGCAGCAATGTATGATAAGCTGCCTATAAGCGCGTTTGTAGCGTCTCCAGAGGTGCCTAAACCTGATATGCCACTACATAACCTACAGTTCTGGAATTGTATGGATTATGGCGTAACTGTAGTGCAGAAACAATTTATTGGTAGTATGCACTATGAATGTTATACAAGAGATTATGGACCACAAACTGGGACATATATTTGTACAATTGATAACTATCATCAAGATCCTGATGCAGTTGACTATGCAACAAGTGAAAATCCATCAGAACATAAGTCACATAACCTAATTGAACTAGATAACGGACAGTTTGCATTGTATCCTAATAATAGGACACGAATTTATGACAATAGTTTAACACCTGAGGAACCAAAGATTCCAGATTTTAAGGTTTCAACTGTATATTATCAAGTTGAGAATGGTCATGACCGTGATGGACTTGGAAATGATGAAAATTATTTCTGGAAAACTGCAAAAGAACGTAAAACTACAGAAGATCAACCCGAAATCCCCGATTTTTAAGAAAATGAACGATTTTTTAGACAATCTAGCAAATGATCATCATCAAAAGATGCTTCGTGAAATTGCAAATGATGATTTAACACCTAAAAAGAAGGATAAAATCACTGAAACTGAATTATTTGAAGTAGAAACCAATCCTGAACCACTATATGAATAAAGTGCTAAGAATTATCATTAAATTACTTGATAAATAATACATAATTGCCCTATTGTTGTGCCTTTAGAGAGGATCAGTCAAGGTTTTAAAGATATTAGTATGACTTTTCAGACTAATCCTCTGACAAAAGATTTGATTGCACTAAAAAATGAAAATGCAATTGCAAGATCGGTAAAAAATATCGTACTTACAGTTCCTGGTGAGAAACCTTTTGATCCAAGATTTGGATGTCGTGTAACAGACTTACTTTTTGAGAATGTTGACGATATTACTGCAATTAATATTGAAACTGAGATAAGAAACTCACTTGAAAGATATGAACCAAGAGTTAAATTAACATCTGTAAGAGCAAGAGCTGATATGGATAGTAATTCTTTTGATGTTACAATCGTATATGATATTATAGGTGCAGATATTCCAGCACAACAATTAGAATTCGTATTGCAACCCACAAGGTAAAATGCCACTAGTAAATTTTACAAATCTAGATTTTGAGGGTGTTAAGTCTGCATTGACTGAATACCTCAAATCAAATTCAAACTTCACAGACTATGACTTTGAAGGTTCAAACTTATCGTCTATTGTAGACCTGTTAGCATATAATACGTATATTACTTCGTATAATGCCAACATGGTGGCAAATGAAGTTTTTATTGATACCGCAACTCTTAGAGAAAATGTGGTTGCACTTGCAAGAAACATTGGATATACCCCCAGATCAAGAAAAGCAGCAACTTCTTCAATTTCATTCTTTGTAGACACATCTAACATAACTCCCAGACCAGCGTCTCTAACCCTCCGTAAAGGGACTGTAGCAGCGTCTAATGGTCGGTTTGGTGGTACGTCAGGTGCATTCTGTATTTTAGATGATATAACCGTTCCTGTGGTAAATGATATTGCATCTTTTAATAACATTTCAATTTTTGAAGGATCAAGTTTAGTAAAGAATTTTACATATAGTGCTAGAAATCCACAACAAAAATTTATTTTACCAAATGCTGGTATTGACACCGAATTACTTAGAGTAACTGTAAAAAATAATCAATCATCTTCTGCATCTGTAACTTATACTCTACAAGATAATTTATTTTATGCTGGATCAAGTTCTAAAATCTATTACCTTCAAGAAGTAGCAGATGAAAGATATGAGTTGTTCTTTGGTGACGGAGTTTTTGGACAAAAACTTGAAGATCAAAATTACATAACAGTTTCATATATTGCAACTAATGGTGATTCTGGAAATGGAATGAATCAGTTTAGATTTAATGGTAGGATAACTTACAATAGGGATGGTGAAGAATATACAGTTACTAGTGGAATATCATTAGTAACTACTGATTATAGTTCTAGGGGTGGTGATTCAATTGAAGCAGTTGAGTCTGTTAGGAAATTTGCTCCTAAAATCTATGCAACTCAAAATCGTGCAGTAACTGCAGATGACTATGAAACCTTAATTCCTTCAAAAATATATCCAGATACAGAATCTATTTCTGTTTTTGGTGGAGAAGAATTGGTTCCTCCACAATATGGAAAAGTTTTTATTAGTATAAAACCAAGATTTGGTGATTTCTTACCAAATCTACTAAAAGAAAATATAAAATCAAAATTAAAAAAATATGCTGTTGCTGGAGTAGTACCAGAAATTTTAGATCTAAAATATCTTTATATTGAAGTAAACTCAAAAGTCTATTATAATACAAACTTGACACCTTCGTCCTCAGAAGTTTCTACTGTTATTTCTAATAATGCTGCAAAATATGCAGATTCTACTGAGTTAAATAGATATGGTGCAAGATTTAAATATAGTAAGTTCCTAAAGATAGTTGACGATAGTCATCAATCTGTGACATCGAATATTACTATTATTAATATGAGAAGAGATCTTAGGATTGTTCCAAATACATTGGCTGAATATCAAATTGGATTTGGAAATAGATTCCATATTAGAAGTAATGATGGATATAACATAAAATCTAGTGCGTTCAGAGTATCTGGAATACAAGAAAATGTTTATATAAGTGATATTCCAAGTTCTGATGGATTAACTGGATCTTTATTCTTGTTTACCTTACCAAATGTTGGATCAGAAAACCCAACAATCTTACGGTCCAATGTGGGAAGTGTTGATTATGTAAATGGTATAGTGACAGTTAATGCTATTAATATCTTAGGTGGAATGGAAAAAGATGGTCAGCAAGTAATTGAAATACAAGCGTCTCCATCATCAAATGATGTTGTTGGATTACAGGATCTTTATTTGCAACTAGATAATAGTAATAGCACGTATGATATGGTTCCAGATCAAATTGCATCAGGAATCGATCCATCAGCATCTACTTACATCGTATCATCTTCATACTCAAATGGAAACTTAGTTCGCCTTGGTGGAACAGTTAATGTTGCAGAAACAACTCAGACTGCAACTCAGATTACTACATCAAATAGTTCTTTTACAGGAACAACTTCTTCCACAACTTCAACAGTATCTTCTGGGGGATCTGGCGGTTCTACCGGCGGCGGTTATTAATTTAGAGATATAGAAAGCAAATGTCAGAAACAAGAATCAAGTTTAGTAACATCGTTAAGAATCAACTT